GTATCGTCCGCTCCATATCATCTCTGCGGGTCCGCATATCGGTGATGTGTTCCTCCAACTTAATGCGCCGTGCAGCAGCCGCCTCCGTAATCGTCAGTTCCCTCGTGCCGCCGCTGATACGGTCATCCCCATACTGGATAGACGCTATGGATTCATCACGCAAAATCATCTCCTGCGCATCGATCTCCTCTGTGAGATTCGTGACGGCAACCTTCATCTTTGCATAGTTCTGCAAGAGCCGCTTTGTCTCTCTGATATAGTCGCCGTACTCTCTCACTCTTTTTCCTCCTGTCCGTTCATTATCGCGCTGCTTTTGCGCTCCGTCCAGAGAGCGCATCTTGCAGCCGATCTCGAAAGAGTCGCTGCACACCTCGGTCAATCGGATGGATATCCTTATTCTCCTCCCAATGTGCCTCGATCTCACCGATCATATCCCGCAGTTGCCAATCCTCGAAGTCATCCACGCGCCGCAGGACGAGATCGGACACAAGAGACAGCGCATAGGATTGTCGAGGTAGGGCATACCGAAAGGCGAAGAAGTATAATGTCTGCTCATCTAGTGTCATCTTGCTCCTCCTCGATCGCTTCACCAACAACTTTATCTGCAATTCTCTCAACCAACACATTGATTAGATAGGACTGTGCCTGCCCCTCATATCTCTCCACAATGTCGTTGATCTCATCCGGCGCAAAATCAACAGGAACATCATCGACAAAGCGGTTCAGCATCTCCTGATTCTCCTTTGGGGAAAATCTCTTGACCTCGTGTCTCACCGAGAATCGCCGGATAAGGGCTTCGTCAAGTACATCCAGACGATTGGTCGCGGCGATGAGAATCACATCAGTACTCATGCGGTCGATCGCCTGCATAATCGAAATAACAACCCGCGCCATTTCATCGTCGCATTTTGTTCCACCCCGACGCATCTTTCCGATTGCATCAACCTCATCCATCATAAACACGCATGGAAGTCCTTGAAGATCAGAGAAGATTTTGGAGATGTTCTTTGACGTACTGCCTAAGAGAGAATCCACCGTCGCGGAAAGATTGATGTAAATAAACGGAAGCCCAAACCGATAGGCAAGATAGCGCCCAAAGGTCGTTTTCCCTGTGCCGCTCTCCCCATAGAGCAGCGTCGCATTCAGATAACGTATCTGCATCTCGCTCATGCGCTGAGATACGCGGCGCATTTTATGAATATGCCGGAACAACTCCTGTTCCCGTGCAGAGATGTAGTAACGATTTGCGAGGAACCCCGAACAATCCTCCGAAATAATATTTCTGTTGTTTGCCGCAAGCGACATAGTATCCAACAGGTTTTTCTTCTCCAAACGGTTGATTGCCTCCTTACAAAAGGCATCATTCTTTGCTGTTTTATCTTCTCGAACAACAAGCAACGCATCATTCCTAATTGCTTCCGTGATATTGTTGCAGTCCATGATGGCGCGAACAAGTCTGCACTGAAGTGCTGTCAGTCCCACTTTTACTCCCCCTCAAAACGGAATGTCCTCATCGGGCACAGGCGCCCGATTCCTGTCCAGTGATTCATTCGGATTCCTCCTGAATTGTCTTTCGTGAGAACACCACAACAGCACTCGGAAACGGCGCACTGTTTTTTACGCCGCCAAATTTCAAGCGCCCTCGGATAAATCGAAGATCATTTGATTTCAGACAATAGTCCTGAAACCATCGTGTGTCCGTTCGTGCTGGCAGGAGGCATACAACCGTCGCCCTTCCTGCACGCCCCGCATTATAGGCTTTCTCCACCCATCGCCCGATCTGTCGTCCATACGGCGGATTCATGAAGCAGACCCCCTCCCACCTCATAGAAAGACCGTCGTCTTTCGGCGTATAGTACCGCTCGCATTTGGCGTTCTCAGGCAATGCACAAACATCCAGATCAAACCCAAATTCCATATTCAGCTCATCGAAAAAATCCTGCGGGGTTTCCCAAAGATCTGTGCTACTCGTCATCATTCCCGCATTTATCATTTCGTCTCCTCCTTCATCCGCACAAACTCCTCAATGCAGGAGAGCAGCCCCTCCTCCGTCACAGACACATCCCATTTGCCATATACCACGTCGAGTTCATCCTCAGGATAGATTCTGCACTCTGTATATCCGCTCAGAGCAACCACATGTACCGCCGCAAAGTATCTCTTCCCCTTATGTTCAAATCTACAGCACAGCCCTTTTGTGCCATTGTTCCGCTCCACTTTGTACGTCATCACCGCACCTCCTCCGCACACTCCACAATCCGCCGTATCATATCTTCGCTCCCTTCCTCATCCATTCTTCATACACTTCTTTTTCCAGTATAGCCTTCAATTTTTCTGTTAGCTCTTTGTATGCCTTTGTACCAAGTAGGCGAATGTTTTTTATTTCCTCCGGTGTTTTTAACAGGATGTCACCAACTGTTCTAATGCCCGATTCATGAAGTCTGTTGACCAGACGAACCCTAATATCAAGCATCTCGATTTTTACCGCCGACACATTTGACCTGTAATCCAATGTACCTTTACTGAACTCTCTCTCCTCTGTCGTCTGCAACGGTTCCCACGGAATAACAGCTTTCGACCATGTTTTTATGCGAACCTTGCCGTTCCATACCTGCTCGACGCGTGGACGGATGTGCTGCGGTGGCGTTGTAAGACCACAGCTCTCACATTGGACGATATGACCCTTTCCCCTGATCTCATAAAAAATACCTTTGCCGCCGCAAAGCGGACAGGGCTTTAATACATCGTTCATACTACCGCACCTCCCTAAAAACAATATCCGTCTCCCTCATCATGTGGAGAAAGAGCTTCTTGCGCAACTGATAGTCCCGCGTCCGCACACCCTTGACCTCGATCACCTCACGCCGACCATCATCATACTCGACGAGAAAATCCGGCGTGTAGGTGATTGGCTTCTGGGGCTTACCTTGATTGTCGTGAAAGCCCTCAAGCAAGGTGTACGTCGGCTGACATTCAAGGTGCTTGATCTCACCGAGCCGCAATTTCTCGCGGAGCATCATATACCACTCCGCCTCGCGCTTGCTGTCAAAGGTGCGCCTATAGACCGTTGTCTTGCGTGCGTTGTACTTGTTTGGCTTCCTGCGTGTATGCAGAATCATCGGTCATACTCCTCGAAATAGAATTTGACGGGTCTGCCTGTGAGCCGAATCAAACCGTGTGCAAGAGCAAGGCGGAACGTCAACAATTTTTCGAGCCGCCCGATGATAAGTCCTAGCTGTTCACGCAAGCCCTCAACGCTCAGGGTTGACTTATAGAAGTTGCACTGCCGACACGCAGGACGGTAGTTCGTAATCTCATCTTCGCCACCAAGATAGACAGATTGCACATGATCGACCTGCATTTCCTTGATGTCGATCTCCTTACCGCAATACGCGCAGTGCCCGCCGTACATCTCGTATACCTCACGGCGCATATCTTTCGACAAGGCTTTTCGTCGCCGTACCCCTGTAATCTCCTGTTTTTGTGCCCGCATCACATTCCCGATTGCCTCCCGCGCCGTCGGGTCGGCTTTCCTGCACGGTGTGTACTCATCCATGACTGCACCTCCTCAGAAATACCCGCGTTTCTTGTTCTTCTCGTTCACGCGCCACTGCACCACACCACGAGCCTTCTCATCGTAGCCGAGTGCATCAAGCCACGAGACGCAGACCGTGATAACGTCCGTAAGTTCTTCGGCAAGATTGGTTTCTACCGCCTCAATCGCAGCCTCATCCTCCTCGCCGCACTGTGCGCAGTGCAAACAAAAAAGTTTTATTGCCTCCTGCGCCACCTCATGCGTCTCCTCGTACAACTTCGCCACCCACTCTGTTGTTGCCGCTTCGCTGTACTTCGTGCACGGCTGCGGCTTCGTCATGTCAATCTCCTGCTCGTGTGCGTCGCATTCTTCGGACTTGCCGAACATCTCCGAGACAACGTTGTCTGTTGCCTCTTCCAGCTCACTGCACAGCGTTCTGATTCGCACAAGCTCTGCCGTAGTACGTTCGATACGCTCCATGAGCCGCACCTGTGTGTCTGTCATTTCTTCACCTTTCTGTGCCATCTCAACATGCTCCTCTCCGAATCGCTCACTTTTCTTGTTCTCGCAACCATTCCTCGTGTTCCTTCTCGATGTGTTCCTCGTATGCCTTATCGTATTGCTCGTATTCCTCTTCCTCCTCCCTCTGGTATCGCTTGTTATCCCAAAAGCAATCTTCGCAGACAACCCCATATACACTGCTCAGCTCTAATTCCCGCTCAGGCACATACCTTCTGCAGCAGCCACATCTTTCAAGCCCCATCTCAGCACGCTCCTCTCATGCGATAATCCTCCGCCCGAATGTTGACCGGGACCGTCATTTCCGACAGTCTGCTTGCAACGCGTAGGCCGAATACATCGGCTATTCTTTTGCCGTCGTAGTTGGTCGTGATGATCGTCGGAAGCATATGCTCGTAACGGTGATTGATGAGTACATAGATCAGCTCCACCACCCACGGTTTTGGATCCTCTGCCCCGAGGTCATCCAACACAAGGAGCGGTGCGTTCTTTGCCGCCTCGACGAGTTCCCCCGCCTTTCCGTCCTTCGTGCTAAAGCTCGCTTTCATCTTCGCGAGAAGGTCAGGGACGACCACGAACATTCCGGGGATCCCTTTTTCTGCCGTCTCGCGCAGGATCGCGGCTGCCAGATGTGTCTTTCCCGTCCCGCAGTTCCCCTTGAGCAAAATCCCCGGCACTTTGGGATCAAGCTTTACCGCCGCGCAGAATCGCCTGCATAAATCAACTGCCGGTTTTGTCGCCGGAGTTGCCTGAAACGTTGCGAATGTGCGTGAGCGGAACCGCTCGCTGACTCCACCGCTTCCCATGATCCTCTCAATCCTCTTCTGCTCCTGCTGCGTCCTGTACTTGGCGCAGGGTGCGATGCACGAAAGGAGCGGGTTACGGTATCTCTCGTTCCTGAACTCTCGCCCGTTGTAGCGGCACTCGTGACAGTCCTCCACGTGGTAGGGACACGCTGCACACGCCGCATCATGCGCTTGCTTGATCGTCTCCGCTTCCGCTGCCAGAAGAAGCCCCTGTGCTGTACGGATTGCCTCTCTGGGTGCTCCGATCGTCCGCAGAATCTCCGCTCTCCTCGGTCGTGCCGCCCAGATCATACGGGCTTCCCTTGACCGTATCTCCGTCAAAGTACGCAGCATACGCGGATTTCTCTGCGCCATCTCCTGCCATGTGCTCTTGACCGCTGTTAATGCCATGTTGTGTCCCGCCTTTCTTTCGCTCTGCCTTGAATCCGTCCCGCTTCCATCGCTCGAGAATCGCCGTGATATAGCGCAGGCTGCGGCCGTTGGATAACGCCGCCTCCTTGATCGCCTCTGTCACCCAGAGAGCACTGTATTCGTCCGTGAGGTCAACAAGAGCGTCCTGCTCGATCTTCCCTGCGACGGGGTGGATGTTATTCTCGAACGCCTGCACCACCTCTGCGAGAGAGTTGCCCTCCTCGCGCGCGCACGTTGCAGCTGCTGCAGTCTTGTCTTGTCTAGCAGTCTTGTCTTGTCTTATTAA